ATGAAACTAACAAAAACAAAACTCAAAGAGATGATTCGAGAAGAATTGTTGAATGAATATGATGACCGTAATCTAAAAAAAGAATTAGATAATGCAAAAAAAAGAATTCAGGTTGCCTTGAATAAAGCAGAATTCAGTATTGAGCCAGAGAAAACTTATACAGAATTAGGTAAATTGGTAGATTGGATTAAGCGAACATTGAATAAATTAGAGAAACAATTATAATCAAAACTCAAAGATTAATTAGGAGAAAGGCAATGACAACAAAACTAAAAGAACTACTTTATGAAGTATTTGAAGATGAACAACCAAAAATCAATAAACGTGAAGTTATTGAAGGTGTATCTCAATATAGTATTGTAGGAAAGAAACTATATTCAGAGCATTCAATTCTTGAAATAGCAGAACAGTTGGTTAAAATTGCAGAATCAGCTCATTCTCATATTTTGTCTGAAACAGATGGTTGGTTTGATAAGGTTTCCGTTAACCGTAACATGAAATCTTTATCAGGAATCGTTAAAGAGTTTAAGAAAACAGCTACTGAAGCTCATTCTGTAAATCAACGGCTTCAAGCTTTGTACGAAGATGCTGGACATATTTTAAATCGCTACTATGAAATTAACGAAGAATCTGGAGATAAGGAAGAATATCAAGCGTTCTTTAGAAAAGCGTGCGAGAAATTTGGAATTGATCCGGGAGATATTGATAATGTTGACGATGAAAAGAAAAAAGAACTGTTTAACTATGTAGACAAAAACTGGCAAGCGGACAAAGAAACCGATTAAGGAGCAAACGAAATGAAAATAACAAAATCAAAGCTAAAAGAAATAATTCGAGAAGTTATTGACGAAGCACTTGACCCAGTTGATACAGATGAAGTTGAACCAGAAGATGACTTTGAAGATAGAGAAGATAAAGACATCGATAATGACGGTGATACTGATGATAGTGATGAATATATTCATAAGAAAAGAAAAGCTATCACAAAGGCAGTCAAATCAACAAAAGAATCTATGGATAGACGACCAAAGAAACGATTGAAAGACATTGGTAATGTTGTGAATGGTATTCCTTCACTTGGGGATATGATTAAGAATAAATAAACTGAGGAGTTTACGAAAATGAAACTAACAAAAAGTAAATTAAAAGAGATTATAAGAGAAGAATTGTTGAATGAGGCAGAGTTAGATGATGTAGTATATGATTTCTTACAAGAAATTGGTCCAAATTTTAATAAATGTCGAAAAGCCAATATGAAAGTTTTCAAAGAGTATTCAAAAAAACATAAGGGATTTGAGAAATATTTAAAATCGCAAGCAATGCAGAACTCAGATGAATATATATGGGACTTGATGACAGGTAAAGTAGGATTGTCAATGTAGCATGCCAGAACTACTAATATACAGTTTACTCATTTGGCAAATAATATTAGGAATTTGGTTACTCTTAAAAAAGTTACAGGAGATACAATAATGGCAAAAGGTCTTGACTGTGGTACAAGTTACTACATAGCAGCTACAGAAGATACATTAAAGAAACAAAGAAATGTATTCTTAACTGTTGATGGTGATGCTCAACAAGTAAAAAGAATGTTGAAAAGACAAAAGATTCCATTTGTGGAAAAAGCAGGTAAAGTTCATATCGTTGGACAACATGCTTTTAACTACGCACAGATATTTCAGTCTGCTAAATTGAGACGTCCAATGAAATCTGGATTATTGAATCCAGACGAGAGAGATTCATTGCCAATTCTCAACGCAATCATCGGTGAATTACTCGGAAAGGCAGAAAAAGACGAAATATGCGTATATTGTGTTCCAGCAAAGCCTATTGATCAGAATCGAAGAGTTGATTATCATGAAGATGTATTGAAAACAATTATCGAGGGGTATGGGTATAAAGCAAAAAAGATTGAGGAGGGTGTAGCTTTGGCATATGATTCACTACTTGATAATAATTTAACTGGAATTGCAATCTCAATGGGAGCTGGACTCTGCAATATTTGTGTGATGTACGCTGGAATTACAGCAGTATCGTTTTCAGTAACGCGCGGTGGAGATTGGGTGGACACTAATGTTAGTATGGACACAGGTGTTCCAATTGCAAAAGTTCAAAACATAAAAGAAACTTCAAATTTATTAGACTTGAAAGCGTCAGCGATAAACGATATTTACCAGGAAGAATCAGACGAGTATAATGTATTACACGCAATACGGAGTTATTATTCAGCGCTTATTAATTATTTGTTTGTAAATTTAGTTAATCAATTTAATAATACTAAGAATGTTCCTAATTTTCAAAGCTCAATACCTATAGTTTTTGGTGGGGGAACTTGTCTTGTTAAAGGTTTTTTAGATATAGTAAATGAACAATTTGATCAGGAAAATTTCCCTATTCCAGTTTCTAATATTATACTTGTTAATGACGCTCATTATGCAGTTGCCCGTGGATGTCTTAATGAAGCACTGTTAATTCAGGAAGAATTTAGTGAATAAAATAACTTACCACATATGTAGTATTGAATATCATGTTAATAGACAAAGAAAACAAGAAATTATTGGTTTTCTTGGTTGTAAATTTATTGAATTAAAAGAATCACAATTGATATCGGAGGAAACAACTTAAAATGAATCCTCATTTACATCATTTAGAACACTTAATACTTTACAGTTTAGTATTATGGCAAGCTGTATTGGGTATCAAAATATTATTAAAATATTTATCAAAGAAAGAGACTAAAGATATATCATTTCAACAAACTTCATTAATGGCTAATGAAGTTAGAGAAATTGAAGATACTAGAAAAGTAATTGAAACCGATTTTAGCAGAGATATATTTGTCGGAAAAGCAGATTCGGAAAATGTAGAATCTGATGAAGTTGTTAAAGGCGAAGTTAAAACACAGAAAGACAAGCTTAGGAGAATTTTAAAATGAAAATAACAAAATCAAAACTCAAAGAAATCATTAGAGAAGAAATTCAAAAGTTGAATGAAGCTGAACGATATGTAGATAGTAAAGCCAAACCTCTAGAAGTAGGTGGGTGGTATATATTTACGTTAGGAAAGAGGGATAATGTAAGAGTAATGAAGGTAGAAAAGAAAGGAGTTACTATCTTTAGTCAAAAGGATTTAACAAGATTATTTATTCCAGCAACGACCTGGAAAAGGAAACATTTTGGAGGGTATTTTACTAGGAGCAAATAAAATAAAAATAACAAAATCAAAACTCAAAGAAATCATTAGAGAAGAGCTCAGCGAAGTTGAATATGCTCATCCACATAACGATAAAGAATTTACGGCGCTTTTAGTAAAATGTGATGATATGAGTAAGGCATTAAAAAAATATCTAAAAACTCCAGGAATGGTTCAGGATAAGCAATGGAAAAAAACAGGAGCAGATGTGTTAAAAGCATATAATAAATATGATATGATAATGAAACGGTTATATAATGAAAAACTGTAGGAGAATATAACAATGAAAAGAGTAACAGTTAAAGAAATTAGGAGATTTATGAAAACGCTAGAAGAAAATCGATATAGAAAGCTTGTTATAGCGGACGCAAGACGGGTTGCTTGGTTTGTTAATAATAGTATGTCGGAAGAATATGATTTAATGCCTAATTCATTAAGAAAAAAATGGGAACATGCGAAGTATGGTAAAGAACGATATGTTGCGAGTAAGTACTTAGAATCAATTAAAAAAAATGAATCAGTTGTAGGAAAAATTAGAGAAATCATCAGAGAAGAAATTAAAAGATTAAGTGAAGAAAAATTATCAAGTGGGGAATACCAACAGCTAGCAAAAGAATTCGCAGCTGAGCATAAACGAACTATTATTGATATAGTTAAGGATATGGGATATATTGATATCCAATCTATGGTACAAGATACTGTTAGGGCCCTACAATATGATCCTGAGTATAAAGGAAGAGTTAGTGGTGATTGGCTGTATAATGCAATTGAAAAGGAATTAAAAAAACAACCTTGGTTTAAAAAGTTAGGAGTAAAATTATGAAATTAACAAAAACAAAACTAAAACAAATCATTCGTGAAGAACTACTGAATGAAAATAAAGGAAAGAGTGAAGCTACTAAAATAATCAATAAATGGAGGCGCTCATTATTCCCAAAGTTAAATGAAGATGAGATGTGGGAATTCGGTGTAGCTATGAGGGAATTCTTTAAGGAATATAAATAAAATGATTAAACTTAAAGAACTACTCACAGAAGCCTTGGGGACCAGACATCCAAGCGGCCATCCAGGTCAAGTTGGAATCAAAAAGGGAACCAAAGTAGAATTATTTGATGGGACCATTGCAGTTGTAATCGGAAGACTATTTCCGAGATCAAATGTACTTCAAGGAACAGTGGAAAGGTTAGGAAAGAATAAAGATAAAAAAAATATTGATGGAAAGAAAGCCAAAATTGGTGATACAATTCAATTTAGTAAAACATATGTAATGAGGAAATTAAAATGAAAATAACAAAAACAAAACTTAAAGAAATCATAAGAGAAGAAATTCAGAAGTTGAATGAGAGTGTCGATACTTTGTATGTATATGCAACTACATCGAATGACCATAAAAAATTCAAAAAGTGGTTATCTAAAAGTGAATTTTATGGAGAAGAATTCAGAATCGGTTAGATATGAAGTGGAATAGGAGCAAATATAATGAAACTAACTAAACACAATTAAGAGAACTCATTAGAGAAGAAATTCAAAAGTTGGATGAAGCACCTAAAAGAGATTCACAATATCTATCCAGAAATGCAGAATTTCTAGCAAAAGATATGAGACGTGATGATCCAGATTATGCTGAGGTTATGGGGCAGGTTGCAACAAGGCTTAATCAATCATATCCAGATGGTGATGTATCAAAAAAAGAAGTCGTTGATATCCTAAAAGATTCGAGAATTAAAAGAGAAATGCGAAAAATAAATATGAGCGCACAACAAATCGTTGATGAGTTGTGGAATATTTAATATACGTTACAAATTAACATAATAGGAGGTTATATGCCAAAGAAAAAGAAAGATAAGTTTCAGGGACTCTACGTTGAAGTCAAAAATAATAATATAGAATTTGCACTTCGGCAATTAAAGCAAAAAGTCAAAGATAGTAATTTATTGGTAGAGTTAAGAGAGAAGTCGTATTACACAAAACCATCAGAAAAACGTAGACGAGCTAAAAATTTAGCTAAAAGTAGGGCAAAATATAATAAAGAAAATGAAAAATAAATATATTTTTTAGTGTATTTTTTAAGATAGGTTATATTTATATACACAACAATACTCCGTTCCCACCTTTACGGAGTCTAATAAATAGAATATTATTATAGTTCTTATAATAACTATATTTCCAAATAACAAATATTAGGAGAAGATTAATGGGCGATCTATTGAAAGAAGCCATTGCTGATGCTAAAGCTGTACGTGAAACTGCTCTAGCGAATGCTAAAATGGCGTTAGAAGAAGCATTTACTCCACATCTCCAATCGATGCTATCAGCTAAACTTCGTGAAGATGAAGATGAAGAATTCGAAGATGAAGTCCCTGTAGAGGATGAAGAAGAAATCGAAGTTGAAGAGGAAGAAGTCGAAGATGAAGTTCCTGTAGAAGACGAAGAAGAAATCGAAGTCGAAGAGGAAGAAGACATTGAAGATGAGGAAGAAATTGGAGATCTTGATCTTGAAGCTATTATCAAAGAACTTGAAGATGAACTCGTTGAAGATGAAGAGTTTGAAGACGAAGCTGAAGAAGAGGAATTTGAAGCTGAAGCTGAAGTTGAAGACGAAGAAGAGGAATTCGAAGTTGATGAATCTCTTTTTGAGGAAGACGAAGACGAAGAAGAAGCTGAAGAAGAAGCTGAAGAAGTAGCTGAAGCTGAAGAAATCGAAGAAATCAAAGCTGAACTCAAAGAGTACAAAGAAGCTGTTCATTTCTTGAAAGATAAACTTCATGAGATTAACATCCTAAATGCTAAACTTCTATTCACAAATAAACTGTTTAAGGAATTTGCACTTGACAATAACCAGAAACTTAAAGTCGTAGAAACATTTGATAGAGCACAAACAACTCGCGAAATCAAACTTGTTTACACTACATTAGCTGAGAGTTTTCAGAGCGGTGATGTTATAGTACGCAAATCGAAAATTAAAGAATCCGCAAGTAGAAAAACTGGATCAACTAAGCCTTCCAAAGAATCAAAGAAAGTGATTACAGAGGAAGTTGAAGTTGCAGAAAGGTTTAGAAAACTTGCAGGATTAATCAAATAACATTTTAACTTAGGAGAAGTTTAATGTCAAAATATATTAATGAAGCGCTACTTGGAACAGCTGGATATCAAAAACAGCGAGACCAAGCAAAAGCGCTTACTGAAAAATGGGACAAAACTGGTCTACTTGATGGTCTTGAAGGTGACTTCGATCGAGGTGGAATGGCACAACTTCTTGAAAACCAGGCACGTGAGCTTATTAAAGAAGCTTCCTCAACAAGCCCTTCAGCTGGTTCAGCCGGCGCATATAAGGGTGATGAGGAATGGTCTGGTGTAGCACTTCCATTAGTTCGTAGAATTTTTGGTGAGATTGCTGCTCAAGAATTTGTTTCTGTTCAACCAATGAATTTACCATCAGGTCTTGTATTCTATCTTGATTTCCAATATGGTTCGAACCGTATGGGATTTGATGATAGTAAATCAATTCATGGTAAAACTGGTAAATACAGTCCTTCTGGTTCATCTGCACCTTACGGTGAAGACAGTTATGCTGGCGGTTTCTATGGCGCAGGTCGTTATGGATACACAATGGCAACTGGTTCAGATACAACACTTGATATCGCAAGTGCAGCACAAGCTACATGGAAAGACATCAATTTCAATTCTGAATTAAGTTCATCTGTAAATGCTGGTGAAATCTTTAAAGTTACTAGTGCTATTACAGCAACTAATGTAGATAAGCTTGCTATTAGAGCAGCTGTTATCGCATCTGGTTCAATTAGTGCAGGAAATCCAAATGGTGCCGATATTGGTGCTGGAGATGCAATTAACAGAGTATTTCCAGAACTATTCTCGATTGATGGTACAGACGGTGTAGCAGGAACACTTACATGGTTCGCTTCTGCCTCATCAGCTGATGATTTCATTGACGAATCAATGACTCTACATTATCCAAAATACACTACAGAAGCAGTTCGTGGTGACTTTGAAGATACTACAGGTGATGCTACATCAGATTCTTTACAGATTCCGCAAGTAGATATCGAATTGAAATCTAGAGCAATTGTTGCTAAAACCAGAAAGCTGAAAGCTGTATGGACACCTGAATTAGCTCAAGACTTGAATGCTTATCATTCTGTTGACGGTGAAGCTGAATTGACATCAATGTTAACTGAATACGTATCAATGGAAATCGATCTTGAAATCCTCGATATGCTTATCAGTGATGCTCAAACAGTTGACTATTGGTCAGCAAAAATTGGTAACGAATATAACGCAGCAAATAATGCATTTAGCACATCTGCTGGCGGAACATTCACAGGTACCAAATTCGAATGGTGGCAGACACTTATTGGTAAAGTTCAGAAAGTATCCAATGAAATTCATAAATTAACACTGCGTGGTGGAGCAAACTTTGTTGTTTGTGGCCCAACTGTAGCTACAATTCTTGAATCTCTACCAGGATATATGGCTGATACTGATGGTGATAAACAACAGTTCGCTATGGGCGTACAGAAAATCGGTGGAATTTCAAACCGCTGGACAGTTTACAAGAATCCGTATATGACTGAAAATACAATTCTTGTTGGTTTCCGCGGAAGTAACTTCCTTGAAACTGGTGCTGTATATGCTCCATATGTACCACTTATCATGACACCTCTTGTATACGATCCTAACGACTTTACTCCACGTAAAGGCGTAATGACACGATATGCCAAGAAAATGGTTCGACCAGAATTTTACGGAAAAATCTATGTAGATGGATTAGATCTGGTATAATCAGTTAATGTAAGTTGTTGAAAAACAACGAGCTACAAAAAGAGGCTAATTAATTTTTAGCCTCTTTTTTTGTATTATTTTGTAGATATATAAAAAAGTTATATTTTTTTTCTAAAACTGGTATATTTATATATAGGAGATATAATTATGAAAAGAAATAAATACACAAAAGCAAATAATATCATATGTAAGATATGCAATCAAAAAATATCTTCATATGGTATAGTTAGTCATATAAAATCAAAACACAATATATCAGTAGATGATTATGTTAATCGATTTGGTGAATTTAGGAAAAGTAAATTATATAAAAAAAAGAATGTTAGAAGAATCAATAAAATGCAATGTGATATATGTGGAAATGAATATACCACAGTTGGGTTTTCAAACCATTTAAGAGATTCACATAATATGACAACTAATGAATATGTTGATAAATATAGTGAATTTAGATATAAATATAAAGATTACAATCAAAGAGCATTATCCAACAAAATTGAATGTAAAATATGTAAAGAAATATTTGGTTCAGAACGATTGTTATCATATCATATTAGAATGGAACATAATATAACAAAAATAGAATATGTTAAAAAATATATATTTAATAATGAAATACAGTATTGTAAATGTGGGTGTGGTCAAAAAATTAAGTTATTATCACAATTTCCATATAAAAGAGAATACCAAAGTGGACATAATCCAAATGGCAGGTAATAATAATAAAGACGAATTAATTATATCATATTATTGAAACTAATTGTTTTTTTTGTAAAATCTAAAATACATTCTTCAGATCTAGCCAGGTAAATTATTGCTGAATTTCATTTCTTTTTGATATTTATATATGAACTTAGAACATAGGAGAAATATAGATGTCAAAATTTAATTACATATATGAAGACCCAACTGATGCAAATCAAGTAACGGGATCTACACCATACGGTATATACGATTCCGATTCTACGTTTGTAACTGATAGTATAAATGTATGTAAATGGACCGCGCGGAGATTAGGCCATCCAGTTATGCAATTAGAATTTAATAGTGGTTCGATTTATACTTGTTTTGAAGAAGCTATATCTGAATATTCTTTGCATATTAATCATTACAATATGAAAAATTGGTTATGGGAGCAGTATGGAGCCAGTGATAGAATATCAGGTTCGTTAGGCACTGGAAGCAATGAGACAGTTCACCCTCATATGGGGTCGACCTTCGTATTATCAGAACAGTATGGTCAGGCAGCTGCAATTGGTGGTGACGTTACATTAAGAAGTGGTTCGATAACGCTTGTAGATGATCAGCAAGATTACAATTTGCAGGACTGGGCAGAAGTTTCTGAGAGTGGAAAGAGATTAGTAATTCAGCGAGTATACAATCAAGGCCCTTCTGCTATAACAAGATTTTACGATCCGTTTGCAGGATCATTTGAGCAGAGACAGATGTTAGATGCATTTGGATTCGGAAATTCAGCACCTGCAGTTACTTATACAATGAGACCTATATCATATGATATTACAAGAGCTCAGGCAATCGAGACAAATGATATTGTTAGGAAATCCGCTTATTCATTTCATCTCGCAAATAATGTACTAAAAATATTCCCCATTCCAGATTCAGCCGATGATGGGGATAAAGTATGGTTCAGTTATTTTGTTAGAGATGATATTGCAGATACAGCACGATCATATACAACTAATAAAGTTACAGACCCGAGTAATGCACCGTATAAATTTATTTCATATAATGAAATTAATTCAGCTGGACGTCAATGGATTAGAAAATTTACATTAGCACTGTCAAAAGAACTTTTAGGTATTATTAGAAGTAAATATGCTTCATTACCACTTCCTAATAGTGAAGTTAGTATGGACGGTGAAGCATTAAAAGCGGAAGGGAGAGAAGAAAAAGAAGCATTACTAACAGAACTTTCAGAATTTCTTGAAAGCGTTACTTTATCTGAGAGATCAAGAGCTGAAGCTGATACAGCAGCTGCGAATCAGGAGCTTCTTTCTAAGTCGCCATTGGAAATTTATATCGGAAGTTTTGTATTTGGAGTGTTATTTAATATAGGGAAACTTTATGATTACCTGTCAAATATGTAAAAAATCATTCATAAGAATAGCGGGGATGCATTTAAAATCGCACGGGATAACTGATGATGATTACCTAAAAATGTACCCTGGCGCAGAAACTGTGGATATCCAATTAAGGGAGCATGTATCCCAACGACTTAAAAGTTTATGGGGTGAAGAAGAATATAGAAAATCTCAAATATCTTCTTTTCAGAACAAGTCAAATGCTACATTACAAAGGATGTCAGGGGCGACGGCAAAGGCTCATTTAGATGGAAAGTTTAAGCATGTTTATACAGCTGAGTGGAATGAGAAAATTTCAAAAAAACAAAAAAGAAGCTGGGGAGATAATTATCAAGAAAGGTGTGAGGCTAATAAGGATAACTGGAAAAAATTTAGAGATCGTGTAGGTAAAGATAAATGGTTACCTGACTTGAGGATAAAATCAAGAAAGGGGTTCGACGCGGTTACAAGAGGTGATATATGGAAAAAATCACAGCCCGAAAAAGAATATGAATCTTTTTTGATTGCGGAAAACAAAGAGTATATATACAACTATCAATTAGAGGGCAAGTATTATGATTTTTATATTCCTCCTGAAAATAAACTCATTGAAATAGACGGGGAGTTTTATCACCCATTGACGTTAGATGAATGTAAATATGATTTTCAGGTACGAAATTATTATAATGATATTGAAAAAAATAATATAGCAAAAAAGAATAATTTAATTCTTGAAAGGATAGGAGTGTAAAAACAGTGGAAACTAGACCGCTATTTATTAGCCAAAAAGAAATCGATTTCATAGATTCTCTTAATGAGGAGCTCATTGATGATATTCTAGGACAGTATGTCGATGTATATAAAGTATCAGTTGATGATACAGATGATAATATTTATGGTGAATCACCAACAAAATATTTTGAAGCCGGCTTTAGGGTTAATTGCTTAATCTCATTTGAGGAACCTACACATGAATTAGATGATTTAGGAACAGATTTTCATGCTAATTTAGAAATGTATTTTCACAGAACAACTCTAAAAGATGCTAATTTCTATCCAGAAATTGGAGATATTGTTGAATGGAATGATATTTATTGGGAAATAGGCTCCGTAACTGAACCACAGTTAATTGGTGGGCATCAGGCATTTAAGCATATGATAAAGGCTATTGCTCATAGAGCGAGAGTATCAAGCTTACAGATTGAGGAGAGAAGTAAGTGATTAAGCTAAAGGAATTACTCACTGAAAGGGAAAACGTTAAACTCGTTCGAATAACAGTAACACCAATGTTATTTAACATGTTCAGGTCGAAAGCACCTATTTATAAAAATTTATTGAGAAGGATTGGGAGAATGCCTAAAGTTGGTGAAGAGGTCGAAGTAAGTGTGAATCACGTCATTTTAGGTAAATTGTATAATCTAATTGGAAAAGAAAACGTCAAGGTAATAAAATGAAACTAACAAAATCAAAACTCAAAGAAATTATCAGAGAAGAAATTCAAAGGTTAAATGAAGACGGAAGGCTCTCTGCTATTGCTAAACAAAAAAGTATGGTTCGAGTAATAATAGCTTACCCAGACAGGAATGGAGATTTTGATAATTATTAAGATTTTCTTGACTTCGCGGAAGGGGAAAATTATGATATAGCTTTGAAATCAAAAAACAAAACTGCTGCAAGAAAACAATTAGCAGATGAATTGAGAAAACTTTAAGAGAGGCGAGGATTAAAATGATTAAATTAAAAGAATTAATAACAGAATCAATACCAAAAAGAGGTGATTTTATGGAACGCGAGTATAAGAAAAAATATTTCTATTTTCCTATTAAGAGAGTAAATAGAAAAGATCAATGGATTGATTATTATGATGAAAATGTAAAAATCATGATAAGAGTAGATTTATGGAATATTAAACCAGGTGGAATCTGGAACGGAAGGAAAGTTTGGAAATGATCAAGTTAAAAGAACTATTGTTTGAAGAAGTAGAATACTATTTCGATAAAACAAAAGATAATTTAGAGAAATATGTAGCATTTGACGGGACTGATTATTATACAGGCAAACACGATTTTAAAGGTGAAAAATCTTTTCTTAAATTCGTAAGAACTCATCCAAAATTTAGAGCTATATATAGAATTAGGTTAGAAAAAAATAAATTGAGAAAAGTATCACCAAAAGATATTGAAAAAGATGTCGGTGGATTTATAACTGATGTTGAATTTAACAGATTGTATAAGAGATAACGTGGCAGTTCAACCTTTAACAGACGGAAAAATCATAATTAAAAGCGATGGTGTTGTTTCAAGCCCAAAATTACCGAAAAAGGGGACTAAAAAAATTACAGAAACAAATATTTATGAAGAGCCGTATATAAACAAAACCGGTAATATTGATATTGATGAACTTGCAACATCGATAACAGCAAAAATGTTAGGTGGACAAGTTAAAATACCAGAAACAAAGGCAATTGAAGTTGATATCAAACGAGAAATTGCAATTGGAAAAGTTAAAGATGATGCTGTAAAATCTGAAGTAATTGAGGGAAAGGTAAATAATAAATTAAGTAAATTAAGAGAGCTACGAAAGAAAAATGGCAGTTAAAAGCATATCAAATAAACAAGCTGTAATAAAGGAACAGACAAATCGAGCTGCTCAACGCTCGATGAAAAGTGAATCTGTGCGTATAGGCAATAAAGAGAGATCAGTAACTCCAGGAAAAGATTTCTCTAAAGGATTCGCTATAACATTAAAAGATATTGATACGGCTGTCATGAGCCACGTTAAAGATGTAATGAAACCTGTAATTAAAGAAGCTGGAGAAGTTATTAAAGTTCCTGTACTATACGGTAATGAAGAACGCTGGAAATCAGTTCGAAAAAATGGTGTGTTAAGAGACAAGAACGGTTCAATTGTTTTACCTGTTATAATAATGAAACGAACAGATGTTGCGTTCAACGATGATATGCCACTTTCGTTTGATCATGATATTAGAGGGGAGTTTATTAAAGTATCTCGATCAAAAAAATGGTCAAACGTGAATAGATATGATAGATTTTCAGTTCAGACAAATAAACAACCAGTTTATGAAACGATTATAACAGGAATGCCAGATTTTGTTGTATGAGCCTCGCGCACTACTTCAATGCTATGCATGCATGCATGCATGCATGCATGCATGC